GGGTTACCCCGACGCCGGGCTCCCGTTCACGAGCGGGTGTCCACCGCAGTGGGCCGTCGCTGATTGTGAGTGGGTCTAGGTGGTCTCAGTGTAGGAGCAAACGCAAGACACAAAAAAGCCCCCGGATAACCAGGGGGCCAGGGATCCCATAACAATCAGAAGATACTCGACCTGCTCAACTTCTCCTGCACCTTCCGCTGGTACGCGGGGTCGTTGCTGTACTTGGGATCCGACATGGCTGCCACCAGCTGAGCCGTGCTCTCGAACTTGTCGGTGTTGCCTTTGGGGGCACGGCCACCGATGAGCTTGGGCTCCCGGCCCTCGGCTGCTGTGTACCTGGCGTGCAGGCCACTGATCGCCATCTTCACCGCAGACATCGGCTGGGTGTTGATGATCTGGTTGAAGCCCTCAACCTCATCGGGCGACAGGGTGCTGCCGGCCCACTCGATCATCTTGGTGTACTCGGCTTCACCGCCGAGCGACGCCTTGATCGACGTCACCTCCTTGGTGGTCAGGGCTGTGTCTTGGGCTGCCTTGTACTGCAGGCCCGACAGGTACGCATCGACCATGCTCCGGTCAAAGCCAGCTTCCGCCAGCTGCTCGTAGTCCCCGGACTCCAAGGTGCCCGACTGCTGCCAGCGGGTGTTCATGTCGCCAAAGTCGATGCCGGCTTCGTCGAGCTTCCCACCGATCAGGTCGCCATAGATCTCACGGGCGGAACCGGTGGTGGCTTCCTCGGCCTCAGGCTCAGGCTCACCGTCGTCGGCCTCAGGCTCGATGGTTTCCCCACGGCTGAGTTTGGCCTGGAGCTCCTTGTACGCCTGCTCCAGGTCCTGCACCGACTTGTACTTGCCGGCCAGCAACTCACCCGATCCCTCGGGTTCACCTGCCATCGCGGCAAGCATCGCCTCGTTCTCGGTTGACAGCGCCGGGGTCTCGGTCTGGCTGATTGTGATTGCTTCAGGCATGGGTCTCAGTTGATGGTGATGGATCCGTCGTCGCCGTAGGTGGCAACGGGCGTGGGGTCAGGTTGCATCTCGGGCATGGTCTCAACGACGTCGATGACGATGTCAGGCACCGGGCCCCATTGGGGCACCTGGGCCGGCGGGCCCACTAGGGATACCTGGTGCTCCTGGGGGGACGGGGAGGGCGTTGGGAGCTGCTCCTGGTTGTCCAGGGTCTGCTCCTTCTGGGAATTGCGGACCATAAGGGGCTCCAGCTTGGGTGTAGTTGTTGGCGACTTGTGCCATCGCAGATGACTTAAGGCCAGTCATCAGCATGTCACGTTGGGCGTCCTGCTGCTGCTGTTGTTGTGCAGCTGCAGCTTCTTGTTGTAGTTGGTCCTGGGTCTTGATGAGGTTCGTGGTGTCGATGGATTCACTGGCAGCCAGACGACGCAGTGCCTCGTCGACGTTCATGTACTTGGCCAGGGCTTCAGGCCCAAGGGTTTGGGTAGCAGTGGTGATGAACTGGACCAGCTTGTTGCGGTCGTCGCCACGGCCGATGGCTTCAAGGCCAGTCACGGGCCTGGGGTTGACCAGTGGCACACCGCCTTTGCCCTTGGGGAACGGCGACAACTTGCGCTGCTTCCGCAACACATGCAGCAGGCGACGCACCAGTGGTAGCTGCAGCTCCTGGGTCAGGATCGAGTACAGGCCACCGATGCCAGCCTCTAGCTCCTGGCTCATGTACCTGATCTCTTCCGCGGTCACCCGTTCCCCAGGTCTCTGGATGGCGGTGTTCAGCAGAAACGCAAACTGCAGCCGGCCTTCGATCCGTTCGATGGTGGAGTTGGCGATGCCTAGGTCCTGGGCCTTCTGGGTCTGGATGACCGTGACGTCAGCAGCGTTGCCTTGCACGATGGCCCCGTTCTCAGCGTTTGCCAGGGTCTTGGGCCGGGTCGTGCCGTTCGGGTTGACCAGGAACAGGACCTTGGCCGCGGCCGCCGAGCCCTCAAGGATCGCTTGATACAAAGACTCCAGTGCCAGCAAATCCCCGTAGTACTCCTCGATGTAGGAGCGCCCGTATTCCTCGCTGTCGACGCGGTTGAAGCGCAGCGGGATCCAGGGATTCACGTCGGCGTCGCACATGCCGTGGGACCCAGGGATCTCTTTGCCCCGCGCCTCTTGGTACCAATGCACCTTGCCGTCTTCGTACTCGACGTGGGTGTAGAGCTTCACGGTCTTGGCGCTGCGACCTGACTCGTACCCACCGTCCTCGTCGTCGATGTCGTCGTACAGGCCAGGCGGCAAGGCGTCTGGGTACACCTCCTCCTCAACCACGATCTCGGTGACGGACCCCATCGGGTCACGGCACACGACAAAGCGGTTCAGGTGGATGACCTTGACGCCTTCTTCCGCCACGTACAACAGCACGTTCCCACCCACAAGCAGGTGCTTGAACGCTTCGTGCATCGAGGCTCTGCCATTGGCCACCTCGAACGCCGACATGCCAGCCCGCTCGACCTTGACCAGCGCGGTGTCGAGTTCGGTCTTGACCTCGGGCCCTTGCTCCGCAACCCGCAGGGCCAGGTCGTCGATCTCAAGCTTGAAGAAGCTGGAGTTCGGGGGGAACAAGGTGATGAGTAGTTTGCTGGCCAGGTAGTTGACGCCCCGGGCACCCAGCGATTGGTACGGGGTCTTGAGTCGACCGCGGTCCCCCTGTCCTGCATCCGGGATCAGGCCTGGGATCGTCACCTTGCTGCAGTCCCGGGCCCGTTGCAGGTACGCATCACGGTTGGTCTGCAGCTGGCCGTACCTGGCCGCTGCCGTGACGTCGCCTTGACCAACGCCTTCGTCGTTGTATGGATGGGCCTGGCGATCGACGTTGCTGGTCAGGTTCAGTTCCATTAGCCGACACCAGGGACATTGAGCCCGCGAGCACCAGTGGTCTGGTAAGAGCCGCGGCTTCGTTTTGCCATGGTTGCAGGGATCTGCAGCGTTTCAGTTGCGGAACCCGCGGCTTGACCGCCAGCGTTTGGCATGTCGGTAGCCGGCGCGGTGGTCGTCACCGTGGTGCGGGGACCGTAGGGGCTAGGGGTGTAGGCAGGTGCGGGTGGTTCAGGGGCTGGGGCTGGGGCAGCTGCTTGATCCTGGGCTTGGCGTTGCTCCACCAACTTCGTGCCCATCTGTCTGATGCCACACATCACATCACCCCCGGGATGCTGAGGCTGGAGCTGGTCACGTCGGTCCGCAGCTTGCGACGGCCGATGCCGGCCCGCAGGTTCTCAGCCATCGGGACCTCAAGCGCAGCCATGGCCGCCTTGGCTGTCTCGTTGGGTGCAGGCGGGGGCGGTGCTTTGCTGATCGCTAGCTGCTCCTGGTACTGAGCTTTCTGGGCATTGGCCTGCTCCTGCTGCATGGCCATCTGCTCCCGCTGGAGCTTCATCTGCTCCTCCTGCATCCTGATCTGGGCGCTGTTGTCAGGCGCCCCACCACCTCCACACATGGGTCATCCCTCGTTTTGTTGTTCAAGATAGACGGCCCATAGCATCCGTACCAGCTGACGAGCACCCACCTGCATCCAGATCTCACGCTCGGTGGCGTTGGGATCCGGGCAGGCTTCTGGGTGGATCTCGTCCAGCCGCTTCAGCAGGGCTTCATCGAGCGGGGGAAACAGATCATCCATTGGCTTTCATGGCGGGGTCACGGTCTGGATCCCACAGCTCAACGCTACCGGATGTGAAGTCATAGTCCCCGTACCGCAGGATGCGGGCCATGCGGGCATTGAGCAAAGCATCACCAAAGGTCTCACCCCCCTTCCGGTACGCACCGACGACGGCGTCCCACATCTCCGGCAAGGTCTTGCAATCGGCCAACAACTTCTCCGCCTTGACCGGGCCGAACCCTTTCAGCCCTGGGTAATTGTCACTGGCGTCGCCGACCAGGGCCTGGGTCATCCAGTTCCGGTTCGCGTCCCCGAGGGTGTTGACCTCCATCTTGTCCATGCGCAGCAGCCGACCTGGCACCGTGCGCATGTCTTTGTCGGCTGTGACCATGACCGGGTCC